GGTCGGCTGGATTGTGAGGTTCTGCAGCAGTTCGCACAGCCCGCCGCACCGGCCCGCAAACGCTATTCCTTCTGGGTGGAGTTCACCCCGGAGGACATCGCATGGTTCAAGCAGGGGGCCGCAGAGCGCGGCTTCCGGTATGGTTCTGTTAAGTAACGCAGGAGGTAATTTATATGGCATTCACTCGCAACGGCGCATCTGCGCCCACCACGTCCGCACCCGCTTCCGCCCCGGTCCAGGGCACCGCATCCCGCATGGCTGCCATGCAGCAGCGCGCGGCCCAGAGCACGGCCCTGCAGGCCGCTTCCCCGTCCGTGCCGGTGGAGATCACCGCCGCAGATGGCCAGCATTTCACGGTCAGCTTTGCCGACGTGCGCAACTTCATCTGCGCCAAGGCCACCGACGCCGAGTGCAAGATCTTTCTGGAGACCTGCAAGCAGTACAAGCTGAACCCCTTTACCAAAGAGGCTTACCTGATCCACTACGACAACAACAGCGAGGACACCCCCAGCACCATCGTCCTGGGCAAGAACTGTTACATGCAGATGGCCGAACGGCACCCGGCCTTTGACGGCTTTGAGGCCGGCATCATCGTGCTGGACACGGAAGCCGGGCAGCTGGACCACCGGGAGGGTTCCATCGTCTATGAGGGCGAGGAGCTTCTGGGCGGCTGGGCCAAGGTCTACCGGAAAGACCGCACCCGCCCCAGCTACGAGGAGGTGAAGCTGGCCGAGTACGACACCGGCAAATCCCTCTGGAGCGGAAAGAAGGCAACCATGATCCGCAAGGTGGCGCTGGTGCACGCTTTGCGTGAGGCGTTCCCGTCCACCTTCGGCGCTCTGTACGATGAGAGCGAGGTGCGTGTGGATGCCGAAAGCACCGCCCGAGAGGTGCCGCCCGAAGAGCTGCCGGTGCTGGATCCTTACGCGGGTGCCCACCGTCACCGCAAGACGGCAGGCACCCTGATCCCTGCCCCGGATGCACCCTCTGCAGAGGAAAACGCCGATGATCCGTTTGGCGGTGATGATGCATGATTGTCCAGACCAAGAACGGCATCATGCTGCACGGTGAGATTGCCAAAGACCCGGTGATCCGGGATGCCGGTCAAAAGCGGGTGCTGAAATTCGACCTGAAAGCCAGCCGCACACAGGACGAGACCGGAAAATGGCAGAGCTTTTTTGTAGGCGTGAACCTCTGGCACGGCATCGACCAGTGGGATGGGATGCTGCAGAAAGGCGATCAGGTCACAGTTTTTGCTCAAAAGCTGAAAGAGCGGGAGTATAACGGCAAGATCTACTACGACGTGGACGTGGATGATGTTCAGCCAGGCGGGCTGGTGACATTCCGTTGGCTGCAGCAGATGATTGACCTGATGGCACAGCCCGGCCCGCCGCTGGAACCTGCGGAACCGGCAGCAGAACCGGAAGGCCTGCAGGGTGCGCAGATGTACCCCGGCGAAAGCCTTGCAGACTACTCGCCGCACAGCACCAGCGCTCCGGAAGCAGCCCAATCTGCTGAATACGATCCCATCAACGATGATGCCGAAGACCTTCCGTTCTGATTTTGCAAGCTGCGCTATCTGGCTATACGGGCGTGCAAAGGAGGTGAGCAAGTGGCAAAGGATGAAAAAAAGTCGTTTGTTGCGTATCTGGATTGGTTCGACGCGCTGGAAGAGTACACGGATGCCGAAGTAGGACAGCTAATGCGGGCTTTGGCAAAGTACGTCCGAACAGGCGAAAAACCAACATTTTCCGACCGTGGAATGCGCGGCAATTTCCGTTTCATGTGCAATGGAGTGGATTCAGCTACGGAAAAGTACGAGAACGTCAAGCAAAAGCGTCGGGAAGCTGGGAAAGCCCGTGCGGCTCAAATGCAAGCAAACTCAGCACATGCTAGCACATGCTACCAAATGCAAGCAAGTGGTAGCTATAATGATACTGTTACTGTTACTGGAACTGGAACTGTTACTGGAACTGGAACTGTTACTGGAACTGGAACTGTTACTGGAACTGGAACTGTTATATCCCCTAACGGGGATATATATAATAGCGCCGCCCCCGCCGCCGTTGACGTAGAACTTTCAAAAATCGTCCAGCATTATCAGCAGGCCGTCGGAGACTTCCCACGCTCTGCACTGGACAAGCTGCAGAAGTGGAGGCAGGAGTACAGCACAGAGATGATCCTGCTGGCGATTGACAAGGCCACAGAAGCCGGAAAACGCTCGTGGAACTACATCAACGGCATATTGTCCGGCTGGAAACGGGACGGCCTGCGCACACCGGGGGATGTGGAAGCCAACGAACAAAGCCGACAAGCAAGACCTCGAGGCAAGCAGCCAACCGAGACCGTAGACGACCAGCTTGCCCGGGTGCTGGCGAAGATGGACAGAGAAAGGGGTTTTGAGACATGACGCGGGAAGACGTGGCAAAGCTGATCCGCATGAATTTTGTGCTGTACAAGCTGGGTTCAAAGCCTCTGACCGATGAGGAGATGCAGACCACCATCGATGTGTGGACGTATCAGTTTGGCGACTATGACGGCGATACTGTCAAGCGGGCTTTTCTGGCGGCGAACCGGGTATGCGTTTATCCGGTCACGGTGGCCGACATCTTCAAGCAGCTTTCCCAGTGCCTGGACCCGTCCGCTGAATGGGAAGCCCTGGCTGTAGCGGCACGCAAGGCACAGACATTTTTGAGCTGGCGAAAGTTCCCGATGGTGACCGGCATTGACGAAAAGGGCGGGCTGCTGCGTAGTGACGGACAGAAAGAACTGCAAGCCCTGTATGACCAGCTCCCCCCGGCGGCAAAATCCTATGCCGGGAGCGTGGGAGGGCTTGCAGAGCTGGCTGAAATGCCAGACCTTACATACCGACGTGCAGAGTTTTTGAAGCAGGCGCAAGCCGATATCACCACCGCCCCCCGTGAAGCGGCAAGACTGCGGGCGAGCGAGCCGACAAGGAAGGAGATTGAAAAATGAGCAAGCGTTACATTGACGTAGATGCTGCCGTAAGTAATGCAGAGGCACGCTATGGAGAATGGGTTCTTGCTATGGCCGCCGCAGAAGGAACCCGCCAGATCAACATGGTTTACAAAAAGCAGGAGCTTTTCAAAGCCGTGAAGAAGGTTATTGAAAGTTGCCCGTCTGTTGACCTGGACGGCCTGCGGCCTGTGGCGCACTGGAACATGGACGAAGATGCCTTTGGTGATCCTATCGTTTGGACTTGCTCCAACTGCAAAGACAGCATCATCATGTATGACGGGACTCCAATGGAAAATGGCTATAAATATTGCCCGCAGTGCGGTGCAAAGATGGAGGCTGCGCAGACCGATGGTAAAACTTGAACCCTGCTTTCACTGCCCCGACCGGCACCCGATCTGTCATGACAGCTGCCCAAAGTACGCCGAGTACAAGCGTCAGCTGAAGGAGCAACATGCGTACACGAAAACCAAGAATGCGGCGGAGCGCATCAGCAAGAACGCATTCAATCAAGAATTTTGGATGGGAGGAAGAAAACGGTGAAAGTACTGATTGCCTGCGAGGAATCGCAGGAAGTGTGCAAAGGCTTTCCGGGCAAAAGCCAGAAGCAAAACCGCGCCAGGCATTGCAAAGGCCATGTCCGAACAGTGGGGGTGAGCAAATGAGGTACAAGCCCGGCGCTTACATCGTCTCTCTCGACCACCTGATGGGACAGGAACTTGTTTATTACGGCGGGAAACTGCTCCACAAGGGATGGTTTGGCAACTGGCAGCTGTGGTATGCGAAAGCTGAGCTTGCCAGACTGCGCATTCGGGAAGCTGTGAGAACGGAGGAAGAACATGAAACCGAAAACGAAATCCGAGCTGATGGCCGAATGGGCCAGCCAGCCCGGGCAGCTCAAGAAAGAGCGGGAAGTCAAGGATGTCCGCAAGGCGATGGACGATGCCCGCGCCGTGATGCAGGACGGTCTGAACCGGTACGTCAAGAAAAAGACCAAAGCCCGCAGCATGGCAAAGGCTGAAGCTGACCCCTTTTCTGAGCTGGAAGGCTGGGAAAGCATGGAGCAGATTCAGGATGCCTACGGCTATGGCGAGATTACTGCCGACAGGCGGGACAAACTCACCGACTTGTGGGAAGCCCGGGAAGCTGCCAGGAACAGCCGCAAGGGCGCGGACAAGTACCACGACCTTGTGACGGAGATGCTGGAAACGGCCATCCGCCGGGTGGGCAATGAGTACGTAGATATGCTGTTTGAGTATGACCAGCAGCGCAGGAAAGCAGAAAAGCAGTGCGAGCAGCTGGCAATGGAAGGGATGATGAAAAAATGAAAGCTATCTTGATGAGCATCCGGCCTGAATGGTGCGACCTCATCATTCGGGGGCAAAAGACCCTTGAGGTGCGCAGAACAAAGCCTGGGAATCTAAAGACTCCATTCAAGTGCTATGTCTATTGCACGAAAAGCAAATCCAAAATAGGCTGGCTTCTAATTGTCCCGGGCAAAGGATGGAAGCGGTTGGATGGCAATATCATTGGCGAGTTTACATGCGACGGCATCCGACGCATTGGCCCTGAATACTGTGTGGTCAAAGAAGATATCGAATCTGCGATTGCTGGAAGCTGCCTCAGTATCAAGCAGGTGAAGAAATACGCCGGCTGGGATATCGGTATGAACTATTCCGACATGAAAGACCTGTATGGCTGGCACATTTCCGACCTAAAAATTTACGACCGCCCACGACCGTTAAGTGCTTTCGCAAGACTACGGGCAACAAAATTTGGCTATGAGCCTGTAGATATTGAGCGACCACCGCAATCCTGGTTTTATGTGGAGGACGGGAGATGAAGCTGACCCTCTACGGCGACCCCCGCACCAAGAAAAACTCTGCCCGCATCCTCAGAAGCCGCTCAGGTGGGCGCTTTGTGGCCCCTAGCAAGGCCTACGTGGATTATGAGACGGACTGCCTGCGGCAAATCAAAAGGCCGAACAGCCCTATCTCTGCCCGTGTGAACGTGCGGTGCGTATACTACATGAAGACCGCCCGCCGGGTCGATCTGGCAAACCTCATCGAGGCTACCACGGACATTCTGGTGAAAGCCCGCGTGCTGGAGGACGACAACAGCACGATCGTTGCCGCCCACGATGGCAGCAGGGTGGAGCTTGACCGAAAGAATCCGAGGGTAGAAATCGAGATTGAAGAAATGGAGGAGTAAAATGCTTGATATGCTATTTGAAGTTGCAAGCACGCTGTTCATGGCAACACTTGCAGGATTTTTCATCTGGTTTGTTCTTAGCGATGGCAACCCAATTGAATATTTCAAGCGGTGGCTCAACCGCAACAAACATTGCCTTTGCGACCGGTGCGTTTTCTTAAATCAAAAATTTGGGGCGTCAGAATCCGGATATCACTATATCTGCCGGAGAAGTGACAAAGACGAAGGATACATAAATCCGCCCGAATATTGCCACGATTTTGAAGAAAGGAGCAACAATGACCCACACATGGACGCCTGACACCGACACGACGAAGCCAAACAGCGGCGTGGACTACCACACCGTCAAGGCGTGGTTTAAGCAGCTTCGGACTATGGATGACCGAATTGACCGCATCCAGCTGGACATCCGGCAGGCGCATGACAAGGCCACGAAGTGCACCGCCAGCATGACTGGAATGCCCGGCGGATCCGGGCACGGAGACAAAATCGGGCTTTGTGCCGAGGAAACAGACGAAAAGGAGCGCAAGATGCAAGAGCTGCAGGCCGAGCTTAAAGTCTTACGGATGGAAGCAGAACGCCGGATCAAGTACATTGCAGGAACCAAAAGCAGTGACATGATGCAGGCATGCTTGTATGGCTACTACGTCCAGAACCAAAAGCAGGTCATTGTGGCCCGCAGTCTTGGTCTGCCAAACGAAAACCGCGTTTCTTTGTATGTGCGGGATGGATGCAAGCAGCTTGCGCAGATTTGGCATCAATTTATGTAATTTTCTTACATGTTGTCGTTATTGTTGTTACATGTGAGATGTGGTAAAATTGATATAAGCGAAACCGCCGAAAGCGGTGAGACGCTTGCCACGCAGCCTCCGAAACGTGTCCCTTCTTAGCATTTTCCTCCTTTTCTGCTTGCAGGTACCGGGCTTTGCTCTCTTCACATTTCGCGGGCTGCTTCTATGCGATACACTGACACAAAGGCAGCCTGCCGCTCATGAGAGACAGGAGACGGTTCGATTCCGCCGTATCGCACCGTATGGCGCATGGACTAGACAACCCGCAAGGCCGCACGTGCAACCTCCCGTGCCAAGAAAAGACCTTAGAATCCTTGCCAAGGTGTAGCTTTCCTGACAGGATGTGCGCCAACCAACAGCCCCGGCGGCGAACCGGAGCTGTTTTTATATGGCCGCCTGAGCGCAGTTTGGAGCGCGGCGCGTGTGTAGACACGGCTGGTTCGATTCCAAGGGCGGCTTTTATACTCCGGTAGCTCAAGTGGTAGAGCAGCGGCCTCCAAAACCGCATGTTGCAGGTTCGAGTCCTGCCGGGAGTGCTTGCGTGCCCTGTGAGGGGGCCGCGCAATAGCGGGGCATCCGGCCGCGAAAGTTCCAGATGCAGCAGTACCCACCGTTTGACGCATGTCCAACGAACTGAATGCATGGGCGCTGCTTATTTTGATATTTTGACCGTTCGGATTTCCGGGCGGTTTTTCTTTTGCATGAGTTTAGAGAGGTGGTGGCGGTGAGCGCGAAGCGGCTGACAGACAGACAAAAAAAGAAGATCGTTGCTGACTATGTGCAGCTCCAAAGCTACCGCGCCGCTGCAAAGTTGAACGATGTCTCAGACGCGACGGTTAAGAAAGTCGTGAAGGAAGACCCGGAGAGTGCGCGTTTGTGTGCACAAAAAAAGCGGGAAAACTCGCAGGATATGCTTTCCTACCTAGAGAGCAAGCGCGGGGAAGCACAGAATCTTCTCGGACTGTACTTGCAAGCGATGGCAGACCCGGACAAAATTGAACAGGCAACGCTGCCGCAGCTTTCCACCGCTTTTGGCACCATCGTGGACAAGTTTGCTATGCTGGGAGACCAGAGCGGAATAGAAGCCCCGGACGATGGCCTGCTTGAGGCTCTGAGCGCTGCCGCAGACATCAGCCCCCCGGATGACGTGAATATGCTGCCGGAGGAAGAAGGCAACGATGCGGAAAAGTGACGGTTTTCGCTGGAAAGCCCTCAGCCAGCGACAAAAGCAGGTCCTGAGCTGGTGGACACCGCAGAGCGCATACAGCGGCTACAACGGCATCATCGCCGATGGCGCTATCCGCTCGGGCAAGACCTTTGCCATGAGCTTTTCTTTCGTCCAGTGGGCTATGACCTGCTTCAGCAGCCAGCAGTTTGCCATGTGTGGCAAGACCATCGCCAGCTTCCGGCGCAACGTGCTGGGCACGCTCAAGCAGCAGCTTGCAGCCCGTGGCTACAACGTCAAAGAACACCGGGCAGAAAACTGTATGACCGTCAGCAAGGGCGGAAAAGCCAACGCATTTTACTTTTTTGGCGGCAAGGATGAGAGCAGTCAAGACCTGATCCAGGGCATCACCCTCGCCGGGGCGTTCTTTGACGAGGTGGCCCTGATGCCCCAGAGCTTCGTCAATCAGGCCACAGCCCGTTGCTCTGTCACCGGGTCAAAGTTCTGGTTCAACTGCAACCCGGGCAGCCCGCAGCATTGGTTTTATCTCGAGTGGGTGCGCAAGTGCCGTTCCCGCAAGATGATGTATCTCCATTTTACGATGGACGACAACCTGTCACTTTCCGAGGACATCAAGGCCAGATACCGCAGCCAGTACAGCGGTGTTTTCTACCAGCGCTACATTCTGGGCCTGTGGACGGTGGCAGAGGGCCTTGTCTACGATATGTTCGACCGCAAGAAGCACGTTGTTGACGTGCTTCCGGCGCTGTCTCCAAAGAGCGCCTATGTGGCTTGCGACTTCGGCACCCAGAACGCAACGGTTTTTTTGCTGTTCCAGAAGCAGACAGATGCAGACTGCTGGATCGTCACCCGGGAGTATTACTACAGCGGCCGCGAACAAAAGCGGCAAAAGACCGTAGGCGAGTACGTTACAGACCTCAAGACGTGGCTGGGTGGTCTCAAGCCTGAGAGGATCATCGTTGACCCCTCGGCCCTGCCCCTGATTACAGAGCTGCGCAAGAACGGCTTTACTCAGACCCCCGCAAACAATGACGTTTTGAGCGGCATTCTGGACGTGCAGACCATGCTGCAGACCGGGCGTCTGAAAATATACGAGGACTGCAAGCACACGCTGGAAGAGTTCGGCGTGTACGCTTGGGATCCAGACAAAGACGACACCGTGCTGAAGGTCAACGACCACTGCATGGACGCTATCCGCTATTTCGTGCGCACAAAGCGCCTTGTAAAACTGAGGGATTGATTTTGAGCACTGTATACACATTCCAGACTTTTCAGCAGGCGCAAGCCGCCGGGGAACAGCCTGATTTCATCCGGCGGTTCGTGCAGCAGCACTGCACTTCCGGCCCCTACAAGATGGCGCTGGATGCCGACCTGTACGACGCACAGAAAAACCCGGGGGCTGAACGCTTCGCGCAGGCTTACGCTTTGATGCTGAAACGCCTGTCCAAAAACACAAAGCAGGATGTCTTGCACCCCGATATGGTCAAGAGCAATCTTTTCCGGCGGCTCAACAAGCAGCGGGCAACCTACTCCCTCGGCAACGGCGTGGTCTTTGCAAACGATGGCGTGGACAAGGACAGGTTGGGTCAGAACTTTGACGAGCAGATCCAGAAAGCCGGATATTTCGCCCTGATCCACGGCGAGAGTTTTGGCTTCTGGAACAACGACCATCTGGTGGTTTTCAAGCTGACAGAGTTCGCGCCCCTGTACGATGAAAAGACAGGCCTTTTGCAAGCAGGTGTGCGCTTCTGGCGGCTGAATCCTGACACGGATATGCACTATATCCTGTACGAGCTGGACGGCTTCACTGAGTACACGGAAAGCAAAATCGGCAATGTGATGCAAGAGACAACGCCGAAGCAGGCATACAAGAGCGTGACCGTCACCACACCCGGCGGCGGGCTGGAAAGCGTAGAGGGCGAAAACTACAGCGCTCTTCCCATTGTGCCGCTGTGGGGCTCCGACCTGCACCAGAGCACCCTTGTGGGTCTGAAAGCCTACATCGACAACACCGATTTGGTGATGTCCGGTTTCTGCAATGACCTGCAGGACTTTTCACAGATCTACTGGCTGTGTGAGAACTTCAACGGCATGACCGATGGTGAGCTGCAGGAATTTCTTGTCAAGCTGAATCTGTACCACATTGCAGGCGCAGACACCAGCGAGGGCGGCAAGATCACCCCTTACACCACCGAGATTCCTGTGACGGCCCGGCAGGCGCTGCTGGAACTGCTGCACACCCGGGTGTATGAGGACTTCGGCGGTCTGGATGTGCATTGCGTCAGCGCAGACAGCACCAACGACCATCTGGATGCAGCCTATGAACCGCTGAACCAGAACGCGGACGACTTTGAGGCGCAGGTCAAGCCGTTCATCCGGCAGATCTGCGCACTGGCTGGATTTGAAAACGCTATGCCGGCATTCAACCGCAGCAAGATCACCAACACAGCCGAACAGGTCGCAACGGTGATCTCCGAGGCACCCATCATCGGGCAGGATGTGGCAATTGACCTGCTGCCCAACTTGACCCCGGAACAGAAGGAGCAGGCCAAGGCCGCGCTGATGGCTGAGAGCGCAACACGGGAGACCGTGGACGAGGAGGACGACGGTGATGAAACGTGATTTCTGACCGTGACCGCATCTCTACCCGTCAACTGAACCGCCTGCGCCGCCGCATCCTCCGGGTGTACGGCACTGCCCGCCGGGAGATGCAAAAGCAGCTCACCGATTTTCTGGAAAAGTACCGATCTTTGGACGAGCGCAAACGGGCGCAGCTGGACGCAGGCGAGATCACCGAGGATGACTACCGCATCTGGCTGCAAAATCAGGTCTTTCAGTCCGATTTGATGCACGCAAAGCTGGACGGAATCACGCAGACCTGCACCACAGCCCAAGAGACGGCCTACAAGCTGGCCCGGGACGAGCAATACAATATCTTTTCCTTTGGCGCAAACTGGACGTTCTACGAACTGGAACAGGCCGCAGGCGTGACGTTTGGGCTGACCCTGTACAACACCGAAGCGGTCAAGCTCCTGCTGAAGAAGAACCCACGCATGGTGCCAAACAAGCGCATCAAGAGCGAGAGCAACCGCACCTATGACGCCCGGGTGTTCAACCGCTACGTCATGCAGGGGATCGTGCAGGGCAAGAGCGTCCACGACATCGCCGTGCAGGCCGTCAACGGCATGGCTGATACAGAGATCCACTGGGCAATGAACAACGCCATCACGGCCCTTACCAGCGCCCAGAACGCCGGGGCTTTGCAGCAGATGCGCAACGCCCAGGCTTTGGGCATCGAGGTCAAAAAGCGCTGGAACTCCACCCACGACTACCGCACCCGTGAGATGCACCGCCTGCTTGACCAGCAGACGGCAGAGCTTGACGAGCCGTTCAAGGTCATGGGCTACGAGATTCAGCGCCCCGGCGACCCCAACGCAGCGCCGGAGATGGTCTACCACTGCCGCTGTGTGCTGTCCTCTGCGCTGGGCAAGTATTTCCGGCAGAACGCACGGCAAATTGACAACGTGCCTGTGGTCGAGGACAGCGGCAAGGTGGACGAAAAAGGCAGGCCTATCATGGTGCGGGTCAAAAAAAACACCCCCGTCATGGATTACACCGAGTGGTATAAATCCAAGGGCGGCAAGGAGAAAGAGCAAATGTGGTGGACGGAAGAGCGCAAACGCAGAAAGGAGAGCGCCAAGAATGAGTAAACGTGGCTCTGGAAGCTCTACAAGGGCGAGCAACGGTGGAACCGCAAACGAACATGAGTTTGAATCTTTTGTAAATGGGAAATGGGTGACGGATTACAGCAAAATTGCAGCAGCAGAGGCGAAGAAAGCCGCCGTTGTTGTGGATAGCTCAAGATACAAGAAAACGCATAATGACGTTGTATCTTTCGTGAAAGAGCAAGTTGGCGTTGACCTAAACAAATACAGAAGCGGAGATGGTTCATCTCCATCCCATACGACATATTGGGATAAGAGCGGCCCCAAAGTTGCGTTTGACCTGAAAGGCATGACTTCGAGTGACCGTACAAAGTTGATGCAGCTTACGCAAAAGCCGTTTGGCGTGACAGTCGAGCAAGGTGGCGCATGGATTGGCTTTGTTTCGAGGAAAAAGAAGAAAAAGTAAGGCTTGAGAAAGGGGAATAAACCGTGATTCTGCCGATGGAAAACACCGAAAAGATGATTTTTTCGGGCGTGGGCAAGTATGGCATCCCTGAAATCAAGCCGGAAACGGACATCCGCATCGACAAGCTGGAATGGATCCCGGTCAATTATGCGCTGACGGCCAAAGACAAGGCCACAAAAGGCGTGCATTTTTACAAGGATGATTACCAGTTTGAGCGATTCTGGAACAACCCGGACAAGTATATCCCGCTTTTGCAGCAGTTCGGCGCGGTATGTTCGCCGGATTTTTCGCTTTACAGCGATATGCCGCTTGCGGTACAGCTTTTCATGCACTACAAAAAGCACTGGCTGGCGGCATACTGGCAGGTGCACGGCATCCACGTCATTCCAACGCTTTGCTGGTGCGGCGAGCAAAGTTATGACTGGTGCTTTGACGGAGAGCCTAGAAAAGCCATTGTGAGCATTTCGAGCCACGGCACACAATCTGACCCATACGAAGCAGAGTGCTTTGCCAAACACTGCCGCAAAGCGCTGGAAGTACTGCAGCCAAGCGGTATTTTGTGGTACGGCAAGTGTCCGGCAGAATTTGACTGGAACGTGACCAAAATCAAGCCATTTCAATACGAAAGGAGGCACTACCGTGAGTAAACGAGGTTCGGGCAGCTCTGCGAGAGCGGGCGAGGCCGCAACTAACGCCCGAAACATCGAAAATATGAACGAAGCCCAGTTGAATAAGGAAATCGCCAGAACCAAAAAGAAAATCGGAAGTTACGACAAGGCTATGTCCGAATCTCAAAAGCGCACCCAATTTGAGAGAATGGACAGAGTTGTCGATAAGGCCGTTTCTTTCACGTCTGCTTACGACAAAAAACAATCCGCACAAAACCGACTTTCTGAGCTTCAAAAAGCCAAAAAACAGGTTTCCGGCACTGGGAAAACTCAAAGCCAGCTTTCAAAATCGGCAAAAGCAGCAGTCACAAAAAGTGGCAACGCCCTGAAATGGAAGACAACCAACAAGGGTGGTTACACGGCTGACGGCGGGTATATGTCAAAAGAAATCAGCGCTGGAAGCTATAAAATCCGTGGTTCTAGCGGCGTTTTCCGCATCTATGACGGTTCAAAACAAATTGGAGGCGCGTCAAAGCTAAGCGACGCAAAAGCATTTGTGGAGGTTTGGCGTAAGAAAAAGAGGTGAGCTAGATGCACGATTGCGAATATTGCGAAATGATTAGACCGGGCGAAGAAAATGAAAAAGAACTGGTTGGCGATGAGTGGGCACAGCTACACATCGGGTGCGATGAAGACTATAAAATTTATCTGAAAGCCAACGGCATTTACGATGTTACTTGGTACCCCAACTTCTGCCCGGTGTGCGGACGCGCTTTAAGACCTGTCAGCCCGGAATCTGATCCTAGCTTGGCAGAGCACTTTTTGCGACTGGAACACGATCTAGCAATGGACGAATAAATGCCATGAACTTTAACTACGACATCAAATTCACCGACAACACCCCGCGGCTGCTTGAGGCTCTGGACTCTTGGGCAGAGCGGGTGCTGACCCTCTGGGGAATGACGGTGCAGGACTACGCCCAGCTGCTTGTGCCAACCGGCACGGCAGAAAGCACGGGCATTGAGGGCTATGTGGGCGGCGCACTCAAGCAGAGTCTGACCTTTGCCCTCGACCTCGCAAAAAAGACCGTGACTATCGGGTCCAACTTATTGTATTCAATTTGGGTTGAGCTTGGCACGGGCATCTTTGCCGAGAAGGGCAATGGACGCAAAACGCCGTGGGTCTGGATGGATTTTAACGGAAAGTTTCACGCAACTCGAGGCATGAAAGCCCGCCCGTTCCTCCGCCCGGCGGTGGAGAATCACATTGACGAGCTGCGAGAGATCGCAGTGGAAGAAGGAAACAAGGAAGTTTAAGCATGGGAATTTCCTTCAAAGACACTTTTTTGCATATGTTCGTCAAAGACAAGGTTGAACAGAAACCTAAAGAAGAGCTGTCCAACGAAGAGCTGATAGAAGGGGCTCAATGGCTTTGGGGGCTTTATGAAGAGTTCCTAAAAGAATTGCGAAGAAGAGGCGCATGGAACGCAGAAAGAGCAAAACTGCAAAAAATAAGTTCGGTGGATTTTTGGGGTCAAGTAGAAATTGCCAAAGAAGAGCTTGGCTTGCTTTACAAGTCTACTGGCATGAGCCCTGCGCATATCAAAATCGTTGTTGAATCGGCTGTCGATTATAACGTCAGTTTCCATGTTGAAATTTAATACCTAGCGGTTGGCGCACAGCGTCAGCCGCTTTTTTATGCCGCTTTAGCTCAGGTTGGCAGAGCGCCGGATTTGTAATCCGGGGGCCGTGGGTTCAAGCCCCGCAGGCGGCACCACACCGGCAGCACGTCCGGCAAATAAACCTTATTGCCAAGCATGGCAGCCCGAGCAAGGGCAGAAAGGACTATCACATGGCACTCAAAAGAGCTGACATCCGCACGATTCTGGAGAACCCCGAAACCTCCAACGATGACAAGGTCGAAGCCATTCTGGACGCCCTGCACAAGGAGACGGACGGACTCAGAAACCAGCTGGATGAAGAAAAAGCAGCCCGCACACAGGCCGAGAAAGACCGAGATGCAGCCAACGGCGGCAAGCAGGCCGCTGAAAAGGCGCTGACCGACTACAAGGCCCAGCAGACCAAGAAGGACGCCCACGCGGCCAAGGAAACCAAGTTCCGGGAGCTGCTGAAGTCCGCCGGGGTGCTGGACAAGTATGCAGATCGGGTCGTGCGGCTGTCCGGCGAGGACATCGACAAGCTGGAGCTGGACGATAAGGGCGAGGTCAAGGACGCCAAGAAGCACACCGACAGCCTGAAAGCTGATTGGAGCGACTTCGTAGGCACTACGACCACCACCGGCGCAAAGGTGGACAACCCGCCCACCAACGCCGGATCCAAAATGACCAAAGACCAAATTTTTGCAATCAAGGATTCTACCGAACGGCAGGCTGCGATTGCAGCAAATATTGACCTGTTCAATGGGACAGGCGATGGAAAGGACTAACTTATGCCTGCAAAAACTAATACTGTGATGGCCGCTGACATTCAGACCACTGCACGCGAGATCGACTTCGTGACCCGCTTCGGCCGCAACTGGGACCATCTGCGCGACATTATGGGTGTCACCCGCAAAATTGAAATGCTTCCCAACACGGTGCTGAAGAGCAAGTACGCACAGGGCACCTTGCAGGACGGCAAAGTCGGCGAGGGCGAGGAAATCCCCTACAGCAAGTACACCGTCAAGACCAAGGACTATGAGAAGATCACCCTCGAAAAGTGGGCCAAGGGTACGACCGCTGAAGCCATCCTCGAAAACGGTTACGAGAACGCTGTTCAGATGACCGATGACGAAATGCTGAACGACCTGACCGCTGATGTGGCTGGTCGATTCTACAAGTACCTCAATACCGGCACCTTGAAAGGCACCTCTAAGACCTTTCAGGAGGCAATGGCAATGGCAAAGGGCCGCGTCCTGAACAAGTTCAAGACCATGCACCGTACTGCTACCGATGTTGTGGCGTTCGTGAATGTCCTGGACGTGTATGAGTACCTGGGCACCAGCGCCGTTATCAACGAACAGAGCGAGTTTGGCTTCAACTACATCAAGAACTTCATGGGTTACAAAACCGTTTTCCTGCTGGCAGAAACCGAAATTGCACGCGGCAAGGTTATCGCTACCCCTGCGGACAACATCGTTCTGTACTACGTCAGCCCCACCAACTCCGACTGGGCTCGCGCCGGCTTCCGCCTCACCACAGACAGCAAAACCGGCATTGTGGGCGTGAACACTCGCCCCGACTATGACACCTTTGTCACCGTTATCACCGCAATCATGGGAATGACGCTGTTTGCTGAATACATCGACGGCATTGCAGTTGAGACCATCACCCCGGGCGAGTAATCGCCTTTTTTTGAGTAGGAGGCATCCAATGACCGTCCCAGAGCTGTGCGTTTACACGCACAATTTTTTTGACCGGGCGGACGACCCCATTGCCGGGGAGTTCATCTTTGAGCCGGATACCGTGCCTGCCGGGGTAGTGCCGGGGCAGTATTTCCTTGTGTGCGGATCCATCTTCAATGACGGCGTGCACAAGGCCGGGGACGGCGATTTGACCGCCGAGACCTTCACCGGGACAGTGCAGCCCATGCGCGTGCCGCCTGATTTTGTGGCACTTGTTGAAAAAATCGACGCATACGACAAAGCACTGCCCTCCGGCGGCGTGTATGTGTCCCAGTCCTTTGCCGGGTGGTCTGGGACGATGGCTACAGGAGCGGACGGGCTGCCGGCAGACGGCAAGGCAAAGTTCCGGGCCGAGATCAACCAGTGGAGGAAGATGTGACATGGTCAATCCGTTCGCTGCATCCACCGTGATGCAGAGCTTTACCCAAAAATACCGTTTTCAGACCCGCAGCTATGAGCCGGACGGCGTGGGTGGCTTTGTGTCCGGCTGGACGGACGGCCCGGAGTTTGAGGCCGTGGAGCGCCACGATACCACCGTGGAAGCACAGGTGGCAGAGCAGGCTGACACCGCCTCCACCTATACCCTGCTGGTCAACACCGGCGTTCCGCTGGCCTTCCCGGACTACATCCGACGGGTAAGCGATGGCCAGACTTTTCAAGTCACCAGCACAGCGGATGAAGGCAAAGCCCCTCCGGAATCCGGCATGGGACTGCGGGCCGTCAAGTGCAAAAAGGCGGTGCTGCCGTAATGGGACCGTCTGAGAGCATCAACCGGGCACTGAACACGTTTTTCAACGGCTTTGGCGTCCCGGGCTATCTGGAAGATAACATCCCTCCCGGCGCAGAACTGCCGTATCTGACCTATCAGCCCACCATCCCCGGCGGGTGGAACGAAATGGCATCCTTCCACGCCCGGCTGTGGTACCCAAGCAAGGGCGGCAGAGCCCCCATTCTGCAAACCGAAGATACGATCAGCGCAGCCCTCGAGGACAGCATAACGCTTTCCTGCGAGGGCGGCGCTATTCTTTTGCAAAAAGGCACCCCGTGGGCACAGCCCCTCGACAACCCGCCTGAAGGGTATCTGTGCGAATATCTCAATTTTGAAATCACGCAATTTTGCGAGTAAGGAGCAATATGGCAAGAAAATTTTCCAAAATTTCGCAGAAAGCGTTCGAATCCATGCAGTTCAACGCAGGCATCGTGGTCAACAAGTTTGATGTAACCGGCGAGACCGAAGTTCAGGACGCAGACATTATCACTGCCACGACCGGCGGCATCACCGCGACCTGCAAGGCGAACTTCACCGATCTTGGCGAAGACGTGGACAACGCCCAGAAGAACACCGCAGAGCTGATGCAGATCGAGAGCTACGACTGCACACTGGCTTTTACGGCCCTGAATGCCACAACGGACGTTATCAAGATGGCGATGGGCGCTGCGGATGTGAGTGACAAGAAGGTCACGCCCCGCATGACGCTGGATCCCACCGCCAGCACCGGCGACTTCAAGGACATCTGGTGGGTTGGAGACACGCTGGATGGCGGTATGGTTGCAGTCCGGCTGATGAATGCACTGTCCACCGGCGGTTTGACCCTGAAGACGACCGACAAGGGCAAGGGCAACATTGCAGTCACCCTGACCGGCTGCCCCCGTCTGGGCAGTGACGTGGTGCCTATGGAGTGGTACTACAGCCCCAAGGCCGCAGCATAAGGAGGTTACAACATGAAAACCCTGAACCAGATGGACGAAACCGAGTTCCTGCGGCGCTGCTGGCTGATTGCAGACGCCGTTTCCGACCTTTTGGAGAAATCCAAGGTCGCGGAGCTGCGTAAGGTCATGCCTGTGCTGACCGGCAAGGAGACCAAGGAAGAGCTGGAACAGAAGAAATCCGCACAGGCCAAGAAGAACATCAAGGCTATGTGCAAATCTTTGTTGTTCGACAACGCCGAGACTACGGCAAAGCTGCTTCCCCTGCTGTATGAGCCAGATGTGGACGAGGACGGCAAGCCCGAGACCATGACCCCGTTCAAGACGATGCGCGTCATTACCGCTACCGTGGAGGATAAGGACGTGCTGGATTTTTTGTCATCGTTGGTGAAGTTGGCGCAGACGGATATCGGCGCTTAACCTCCACCATCCGGCTGGATATGCTGCACTTGATCGGTAAGCCGTACATTATGCAGCATTGCATCATTGCGTCAAGACGGGAGCAGCTCGATATCAGCTACAGGGCGTATATGACGGACGCTCTGGCGAACCTTATAGGCGCGGAAGAGCGGTGGTACGACATGGTGGCCGGGCTTGTGGAAAACCGCCCACAACCGCCGCAGCCGTCCGCTGATGAAGTGATAGCACGCATTAAAAATGGCTTGAACGGGGGTGATGAAGCCTGAAACTTTTTGAATTGAGCGCCACCCTCGGGCTGGACGAAAGCGCCTACCGGCAGGGCGTGGAAGAGGCAAAGTCGCAGACTAAGGACGCCGTCTCCACCATGATGAAGGATTATAATCGGCTGTACAGCGAGGTCATTCACCTTACGGCAGCCTACCAGAAATCACGGAAAGAGACCGGGGAAACCTCCGAAAAAACTAAGGAATTTGCCCAGAAGCTGAAAGAAGCTCAGGCCCAACTCAATACCACGGCACAGGGGTTAAAGACTGCGGAAGGGTACATGAACAGCTTGGGGGATGCCGCATCGGGGTCCAGCAAGTCTCTGGCCGGTGCCATTGCGCAGGGCACGATCATGGCGGGCGTCTTCTCGAAGCTTTACGCCGCTGCACTCAGTGCCGCAAAGGGCTTTATCCAGAGCGGAATTGACTATAACGCCCAGATCGAGAGTTACACTGTTGGTTTTACCAATATGCTTGGCAGTGCAGAAGCTGCACAACAGGCAATTGACCAGATCCAGCAGGATGCAGCACGCACACCGTTCAGCGTGGAAGCTCTTACACAGGCAAATCAGCTGCTGATCGGCGCAGGTGAAAACGCCACCTACGCTGAAAAAACGATTATGGCGTTGGGCAATGCCGTATCGGCTACAGGCGGCAGCAATGCGGAGCTGTCCCGTATGGCAGCTAACTTACAGCAGATCGCCAATGTCGGCAAAGCCTCCGCAATCGACATCAAGCAGTTTGCTTATGCAGGCATCAATATTTACGGTCTGCTGGCCGACTACACAGGCAAGTCCACCGCTGAAGTGCAGAAAATGACTATCAGTTATGACCTTCTGACCCAGGCCCTACAGGCTGCGTCGGAAGAAGGTGGACGCTACTATGGCAGCATGGACACCCAGAGCCAGACCATGAACGGTCGAGTGTCCACACTGAAAGACAACGTCAAACAGCTGGCTGGCCTTATGACAGGCGATTTGTCCAGCGGCGTCGGCGTGGTGATCTCCAATCTCAACGATCTTGTGGTCAAGGCACAAGAAGCCTACAAAACCGACGGCTGGATTGGTCTTGCGGGCGCAATTACCGGGTTGAGCGGTCCGATTTCGTCCGTCAAATCCTGGTTTGAGGGCTTTGCTTCCAGTGCCTCCACCTGGCTGGACAAGCTGAGCTATAAGCTCAACCGTTTTCTGGGGAAAGCGGCCACAGCGGATTACGACACATACGAGGAGTATGCGGACGCAAACCTCCGCCAAAGCAACCGTGACCGCTTACGGCAGCAAGCTCTTGCAGGCGTTGGCGTCAGCAATAAGAGCTGGTCCCAGCGGCAGGCGGAGCTGGCGGCAGCCAGCGGCAACGGCAGCAGCTCCATTACAACCAGCCCATCCAGTGCAGCCGGCAAAAAAAAGTCATCCGGTTCTAAATCCACCACTGAAACGGTCATTTCGTCCATCTCCAGCACGGCCACGACCACCGCACAGAATGCGCTGGGTACCGTGACCACCAGCATCCAGACCCTTACCGAAAAGGTCAAGGACAGCTCCGGCAAGATCAAAGACCGCATCACCGAGACCACCACCACGACCGGCAAGGAGATGGTGAACGGCGTCGCCACCACCTTTAAGCAGGTCGAGACCAAGGTCAACGGCACGGTCACAAAGGTCACAAAGACTTATGACGACATGTCAAAAACGCTGCTGGGCACCTTTACCAACGTCTCGGAAACCACCTTTGACGGCATCACCACAAAGGTGCAGAAGGCGGTGGAGAAGTACGCGGACGGCAGCGAGCATATCAAGAAGACCGTCACAGAGACCGGCCAGCGCGTCGGCGAGAACGGCGCGGAGACCTACGAGAAGATCATCACCTACATCGACGGCATTCAAGACAAGGTGACGGAGACCTCTACTCTCATCGACAAGAGCGTAAAGGGCACCCAGAGCCGCATTGACCAGCAGCTGAGCGAGGCTTCTGGCCAGCTGGATAAGGGCATTTTCGGGCTGGTAAAAAGCGCCTTTAGCGACGCCAAAAACGGCGACTGGGGCGGTCTAGCTCTGGATTTTGTCAATCTGATCTGGGGCGAAGTATCGCAGGATCAGCGTGACGTGATCTCTAAGTGGCTTGCGGACGCGCTGACCGCGGTCAATGAGGGCTATTCGGGCGGTGGAATCAGCAAGGCGCTGGGGTCTATCCAGAGCATTTTCACAAACGGCATTACTGCCGGAGTGGATGGCGCCACTACGTCTGTAAAGGCGTTCTCTGAGATCGTGCAGGGCCTTGCAAGCTCCGGCGGCGTGGGCGGAGCACTAGGCAGCATCGTCCAGAGCTTTTCCGGCATGGCAGGCGGCATCACCTCTGCACTGGGCGGCATCGTGTCCTTTGTGGCAGCGAACCCCGTCCTTGCCCTGATCCTAGGCGTGGGTGCTGCGGGCGCAGTCGCTGGCGGCATCGGCCTTGCCATGTGGATGAACAAGAAGAACGACCAGCAGCCCGTCAGCCACTACCAGAGCCCCTTTGACAAGACCAGCGTGTATGACAGTCTGGGCACCTTCTCCACCCGCGCGGCCCTGCAGTACCGCGTTACCGGCCAGCAGTCCATTGTTGACCGGCAGACCAGCATTCTGGAACGCATTGAAGGGATGCTGGACGAGCATCTGCCTGACATCGGCAAGGGTCAGGTGGTCATGGATTCCGGTGAGCTGGTGGGCGTTATTTCGCCCAGGATGGCACAAAATGTTGACGCGCGCATTGGTGTGACCGTGACGAGGAAAGCGAGGGGTGTATAATGGGCAAACTTTTGGGCGCGCAAATTGGCGGCTTCCACACCCTGAAAGACTGGGGGCTGCATCTCAAGGTCGGAAGCCCAAAAATCGGCCCTGCTGAGGTGGACGAGCACCTTGTACAGGTCACCGGATCGGACACCCTGCTCAACCTCACCACATGGGACGATGGCAAGGTGCACTATAAAAAGCGCACCATCACAATGGAGCTGCTCTGCAATGCCCCGAAAAGCAAGTGGCCCAGCATCGAAAGCACCATTGCCAATGCCATCCACGGCAAGTGGCTGCAGTGCAAGTTCGACGAGGATCCCACGTGGTACTGGGAAGGGCTGTGGAAAATCTCGCCGTCTCGTGACCGGCTTTCCAGCACCTTTACCATCACCGGCACCTGCAACCCCTTCAAGCGCAGTGTATACGACGGCTCTGATGACTGGCTGTGGGATGATTTCAACTTTGAGTATGATATTGTGCGCAACTACACGGACATCCCGCTCAAGGCGGGCGAGGATAAAGAGGTGTCCATCACCGGCGCACCGCGTGCGGCCGGCATCTACTTCCAACGCAGCGAGACCGCCGCAGACATCGCGGTGTCTCTCAATGGCTTTGAGGTAGGCATTCTGGCCAAGTCCACCGACTGGCAGTATATCGAGGGCCTTACCATGCCGGATGGCGTGGTGGGCACCCTCGTTTTTTCTGCATCGGCAGACTGCAGCATCAGCATCCGATATCTAGGGGGCAGCTTATGAGCTATAGAGTTTATGCAGGCGTCCAGACCGGCGTTGACGTGTGGGAGACAAAGACCTGCATTTACGACCCAACAGACTACACGGACACAAAAAAGCTCATCAGCCCAACTCTGACACGGGAGGTGAGCAAGGCTGGCAGCTTGGAATTCACCCTGCCGCTTGGCAATGTGGCTCACTCAGCTTTGCAAAAAATGCGCACGACCGTGTCCGTAGAGCAAGACGGTGTGCGCATCTGGGAGGGCAGGCCCATGAGCCATGAGCAGGATTTTATGCTGCGTCAAAAAGTCTTTTGCGAGGGAGAGCTGGCCTACCTCAACGACAGCTCCGTTGCGCCATATACAGCCAAAGACGTGACAATCAAGCAATTTCTTTCGTTCCTGCTGGAAAATCATACCGGAATGGTGGACGCATACAAGGCGTTTACCTGTGGAAATGTTGGCTTTCCGAGCACCAGCGTGGTGATTCCAGAACTGCATAACTGCGTGATGAAACTGGACTACATGGCAGGTACTCCGGACAGTGACGGCGATTATAGGTATGAATATGGACTTTATACCTCATCCGGCGTTCAACTTGTGAGCCAATATGAAGCTGGCTTCTCGGATGACGACACGGCCCCGGATCCATCTGCGTACAGATGGACGCTGAACGTAAAGTACGAAGCTGCTTCCATTGACGGACACATTTGGCGCACTGGAGAAGGTCTTTTTTCCGTGAGCGTAAACGTGGCTTTATCCTTGGATGGGGACGGCCAGACGCACGAAGCCACGCAAAGAACGGTTACGCCGGATATCACATGCGCTACGCACTCAAAATCCTTTCCGCCTGAGACGGAATACAATCTCAAAGACACGGTCTCAAAAAAATGGAAAATTGAAAAGCAGGGAGACGGTTATGCTGTCCTGTTCAACGGTGCAGCCCTGCCGGATTCTTCCGTGGTCCGTTACGATTCTGCGCCACGGTACACCTTTGGCGACGGACAAAATTTTGGCGTTACATGGGATGTCATCCAAAATGAGCTTGTGGAAGTGTACGGCGGGTATCTGATCGTCCGGCACGAAAACGGGGCCAGGTATCTGGACTACGTCCGGGAAGTGCAGGAGAAAAACGGGCAGCCCATCGCGTTTGGCACAAACCTGCTCGACCTGAACAGCTACGTCAAAGCAGAGGATATCGTCACCCGCGTCATTGCCGTCGGAAAAAAGAAATCCGGCTGGTTTTTGTGGAGGCACGAAAGCACGATCACCGCCACCGCAAACGACGCTGCGGCCCAAAAGCTCTTTGGCATCATCACAAGGATCATCGTGATCGACGGCACCGCCAGCACGACACAGTCGCTTCTGGATGCCGCCAACGCGGAGCTGTCCAAAAACTTGCGTTATCTCGACGGAATCACGGTAAAGGCTGTGGACCTCAAGGATGCCGGTGTGGATATCGCCCGCCTTGGCTTTGGCAAGATGACACACATCTACTCCAACCCGCACGGGGTGAACACCTGGCTTTTGTGCTCTAAGATTGTGGAGCCTTTGGACGCGCCGGACAAAAAAGAATTCACGCTGGGCATTGATTTCTCCAGCGTCAGCGACTTGCAGGCCCTGAGCGCACGAAAAGCCAGTGACGCCTATGACCTGAGCCGCTCGCTGAAGGGCTATGCATCCGCAAAGGGGTGATAAATTGGATAAGACATTTGACGAAGCAATTTCCGAAGTCCGCAATGCAGAGCGCGGCGTGGAAGTACGGGAAGCCCTTGCACAGGGCTTTGAGTATGTGAAGCAGTATGGCGAGGCTGTTATCGCGCGGCAGGAAGAAGCCGTTCAGAGTGCGGAAACAGCCACAAACGCGGCGGCAACTGCCACAGCACAGGCCGCCGCAGCAGCCCAGACAGTCAAAGACGCCACTGCAAACGCCATAAGCGCAGCGCAAGAGCAGGCAGATATTTCGACATCGAAAGCCGAGGAATCTGCTTCCAGTGCCGCAGGAGCAGCGGCCAGTCAAACTGCTGCCGCGTCTAGTGCATCTGCTGCAAAGGCCAGCGAGGAAGCAGCTGCAAAGAGTGCCGCAGACGCAAAGGTTATCGTGTCCACTGACACGACCCTGACTGTATCTGGCGCGCCGGCTGACGCAAAGGCGACCGGCGACGCCCTGGCTCAGAGGTATACCAAGGACCAGGCCGACGCCAAGTTTGGCACCCCATACGCCCTGCCGCCCGCTACGGCGGACCAGCTGGGCGGCGTGAAGGTGGGGGACTACCTGGACATCGCCCCGGACGGCACCCTCAGCGCCAAAACTCTTAATGACAAGATCGCTGCCGCCGTGGCGGTAAAGTCGGAGCCCCGGCTGGTGTGGAACCACTACGAAGAAACCGGAAAGAGGTGGAAGACCTACGATATCAAAATGCCAGACGGCCTGGACTACGTGCACGTCAAGACGAAATATAACAGCAGTACCGGCGGGTACGGCGAGGAAGTAGACATCGCAAAAGGCAGCACGGTCAATCATAACTTCGGCAATGGCACGGGAATTTTCGCATCCAACACGACTTTCCAGACAAACGGGACCCTGCACTTTGCAACAGAAACGTCGACCGGCGGCTACACCGTAGAGATCTGGCTCACCGGCTACCACTATCCCACCCTTGCCGAACTGCTGACCGAGACCCAGGCCGCGCAGGCGGACACGGATGCCCTGGCGGTAGATCATGAATACCGCGTCGCCATGCTGGAACTAGGGATGACCGACGACACCACCACTGACACCACCACATAAGGAGGTAAAAACTATGTTGTATCGTATCTGTAAACGCCTGATCGAGCGCGGCCAGACCGCTGGCCTTGCGGAAAAAATTGATGTTTTTTACGTCCTCGGCCGCATCACCGAAGCCGAGTACAAAGAGCTGACCGAGCTGCTGGCCCAGCAGGAGGCCACCCATGACGCTTAATGCCTACTCTTGGGCCCGGGAGGTTGATCGCAATAAACAACACATTTTTGACCGCACTTTTTAACTTTTTGAGCCGGTTCTTTGCCGCTTTAGCGGAAGAACAGGCAGGACAGGAGGACACCATGGCATTTGTGACCGAGTGGACGGGAGCACCGCCCTACCGCTACATCGACGTAAGCCGGTATCAGGGCAATATTACACCGGAGGGCTGGAAGAAGGTCAAGGCCGCTGGCTATCAGGGCGTCATGCTCAAGACCGTCAGCACAAACCGCAGGCTCTCCAAGCGAGCGGACGGCCTGTACATCGACCCGACCTTTGAAGCAAACTACCGTAATGCAAAGGCGGCAGGTCTGGCAGTGGGCGTCTACTACTACACCTACGCCACCAGCGAGGCGATGGCCGATGCAGAACTTTCCCTGCTGGCTGACGCCCTGCGTGGCAAAACGCTGGAAATGCCTGTGGCAGTGGACGTGGAGGACAACAAATTCAGGGTTCTTGGCAAGCAGGCGCTGACCGACCTGACAGCCTACGCCCTGAAAAAGGTGGAGGACATGGGCTTTTATGCCCAGCTCTATACCTACACCAGCTTTGCTAAGACACGCCTGTATATGGGCGGTGCTGCCCTCAGTCCCTACGACGTGTGGCTGACCGACTATACAGGAAAGACACCTGCCGTAACCTTTGCCTACAATACCCACCAGCATACCAGTAAGGGCAGCGTCCCTGGAATCTCCGGCCACGTTGACCTTAATGTGACCACACGCAACTACCCGAAGATCATCTGCAAGAAGGGTCTGACCCGTCTCCGGGAGGGTAAATGACCGAAAAAGAAGCTCTCCTGTGGGTGCTGGGCATCCTGGGCAGCCTGTGCGCTGCGACCATCACCATCGACAAGGTGCTGGAAATTATACACAAGTACGTCAAAAAGGCAAAAGCCCCTGACGATGCGCAGAACAAGCGGCTTGACGAGATGGACAAGCGCTTGCAAACGCTAGAAACGGGCTATGCGCAACATTCTTTGGCGCTTGGGCGCGATTTGTCCCGCTTCGGGGAAATCGACGAAGTAAACCGCCTGACGCTTGAAGCCGTTCGTGCCCTGCTGGAAGCACAGCTGACCGGAAACAACGTGCCCGCTATGCAGGCCAGCAAGGAAAAAATCGATAATTACCTCATGGAAGGAGTAACGAAACATGGAAGCAATGCTTAACTTTATCCCCGCACCCATCGCACTGGTACTGATGTTCATCGGCTTTGCCGCGCTGGCCGTTGGTGCCATCCGCCTGGGCTATAAGCAGTACGTCAAGCAGTGGGCGCTGGAACTGGTGACCCTGGCAGAAAACAGCATCATGGGCAGCGGTCAGGGAGCCAAGAAAAAGGCACAGGTCTTTGCCGCACTGCGCGGCGCACTGCCGGACTGGCTGAAGCCTTTCATCACCGATGAAGTGCTGGACAGTGTGATCGAAAAGGCCGTCAGCATGATGAAGAAGGCACTGGCAGAAAAGAAGCCTACTATCAACAAGGAGTAAAGCATGATCGAGCAAAGCGTATCTCTCGCATCCAATGGCGTCGTCAAAGTGCCGGGCTATGAGCAGCTGGTGCGCTTTGGCTACACTAAAAACCGGGGCGTGTACCGCCTGCACGTCGATGCAACCGGCGAGTGGGAAGGGCTGGCTATCCGCTGCTTCTGGCACCTGCCGGGCGGTAAAGACCCGGCGTCCACGCTGGTGAAGGACGGCTCTGTGGCCGTGCCCGCCAGCGTGACCGCACAGCCCGGCAATGGCTGCATCACCTTTGAGGGCTCAGATGGCACCCGCACCGTCACCAGTGCAGACCTGCGGTATCGTGTCAGTGCCAACAGCGGCACGGAGGACGGCACCATGCCGGAGCCTGGCACACCTGCCTGGCAAGAGCTGGTGGATGCCGTGCACACCGATGCCACCGCCGCAGAGCAGGCCAAGACCGATGCACAGACGGCCGCAGAGCAGGCCGGGGCATCTGCCAAAAAGGCCGGGCAGAGCGCCAAGCAGGCCGCTGACAGCCTGAAAGCGCTCAAAGACGGCATCGCCAACGGCAACTTTAAGGGCGACAAAGGAGACAAAGGCGATCCTGGCCCCATCGGCCCGGCTGGTCCGCAAGGTGAGCGCGGCGAAGTCGGCCCTACCGGTGCGACTGGTGCCACCGGCCCGCAGGGTGCACAGGGGCCACAAGGTGAAAAGGGTGACACCGGCCCGCAAGGCCCTAAAGGAGAGACTGGCCCTGCCGTAGCACTGGACACCACCCTCACCCACGAGGGCGAAGCCGCTGACGCAAAAGCCACAGGTGACGCTATCAGCGCAGTAAAGGCCCGGCAGAACATCCTTGTAGGCACTGAGACAGGCAACCAGCTCAGCGTTGACGATGCTTTTTCTGCGCCTCTGTGCGGTCTGACCGTGTACGGTAAGAGCACGCAGGACGGGACCCCCACGCCGGATGCACCTGTTCCCATCGTCAGCGCTGGCGAGAGCGGGAGCGTGGCGGTGAAGGTGACTGGGAAGAATCGGATGCCGCCCAAACTGGTACTAAGTGAGGAAGTCGATTGTTTTGTTGAGAAAAACACAATGGTACATTTAACGTTTAAGAGTGGCATTGCTTCCCGAGGCGGAAACCTGCTGTTTATCGGCGAAAACAACGAAAAAATGTGGTTTGCTATTGACTCTGGTGTAGTCGAAGTACATAGGACGTTACCGGCGACCGCAATAAAGTTCAGGTATTTGATACTGGACATTGCCAGTGAAAACGTGTGCCTGACATGGAACGCATCATCTCCCGATTATGAACCCTACCGTGAACAGCTCCTCACGCTTCCCACACCCAACGGATTACCCGGCATCCCTGTCACCTCTGGCGGAAACTACACTGACCCGCAGGGCCAGCAGTGGATTTGCGACGAGGTGGACTTGGAGAGAGGGGTGAAGGTGCAGAGGATTTACGAGGTTGATGTTGACGGTGAAAACGTTAAGTTTAAACAAGTTGATGTCTACGCCAATCTTGCACCAGAAGGAATACCAATCGCCTTGGTGTCCGAAGGAGAAGTAGCACGCGCAATTAGTACGTTTACTAGTTTACAGTGGTTTTACAATAAGGCTGGTCAATTCCTATATCTGATAGCGGCTAATATTTCTGACCAGCTCAACGAGTCTTGCAAAAAGCAGCTGGGTAAAATCTATTACGTTCTCGCTACCCCCATCGAAACTCCGCTCACCCCTGCCGAAATTGCCACCTACAAAGTCCTCGCCACTTACGGCCCTGACACGGTGGTGCAGGCTGGTGACGGTGCTGGCATCAAGTTGGACTACCAGCGGGACGTAAATCTCGTCGTCAAAAATCTTGAGGATGCTGTGGCATCAATGACCAACACATAAGGAGGACTGACTATGGCAATTAAATCCAAAGCCAGACACGATTTGACCTTGCGCTCCATTAAGCGGGAAATCGCTGCAGGACGCGATGTTGCGTTCTGGCTGGACAAGGCGTACACCCATCTGGACAGCGGCCTGCTGACGGAGGACGACATCGCAGAGGTGGAGGCTCTGGCGCAGGCGTACTACGACGCGCTGGACGCTGAGGACAAGGCGAACGCTGAGGAAATCACACTGTAAGGAGGATAACATGGCAAGCACTACATACGAGCATTTTGTTGACACCAACAAAATGTACGCCGCACAAGAACAATTTCGTGAGGTCACGAAACTGGTGACAAAACGTCACCAGTTTGCTGTGCTTGGCAATATGGTGCGCAACGCCGGAGAGTTGCCGCAACCTTTCTGGCTCGGTGCTACCTGTGGCGGCGGCTCGTGTAGTGCTGCCCGCTGCGCTGCAAGGCCTTGACCGACAGCAGATGACAGCCGCCATCAAAAACGCACCGCTTGGGAGGGTAGACTGTAAGATAGCCTTACTGCGGTACGTCGAGCGGCTTCCGCTGCCGGACATTGCGGCACAGACACATTACAGCCGGACGGCGGTAGGCTACCGGCTGAAAAGCATTGAAAAAATTTTTGAGTAAAGCAGACCCCCGGTGTTCCGTTTGGAGCATCGGGGGATTTTTTATTTTTTCTTCAACTCCTCAAGCCTGCTGGAAAGTTCTTCTTCCCACCCCTCGTGCTCTTTGAGGTAAGGGGCATAGATCAAAGCCTCGGCTTCCTTTCGGGCTGCAATGGCTTCTTCGATCGTGTTATAGCTACCGAGATGGTATTGCTTCCGCCGAAAATTGATATATGCACGCCATCGGCCGTGGTGGTCTTTGCACACACCATTCACGCCAGAAGTGGAGTTCTTGTTGATATGACCTTTGACCCTTGTGCGAATCGACATGAGGGAAGAGCCGTCCGCGTAAGCGGTGCTGTGAATTGTCTCAGCTTTCTTTCCGATATCCCTGTTGCAATCTGCGCAATGCTGAATTCGAGAAAGCCTTGTGATCTTTACGGTGGTTTCCTTCCCACATTTCGGGCAAATCGCACGGCACAGAAAACAGCCTGACCTCTTTTCAGGCAAAACTTCCAATACTTTCCATCCGTTAATAATCTGTCCTTCTTTTTTCTTCGCCTTTCGTAAAGCCGTCTCCGTCATGGCTGGCTTTTGCCCTCGATTCGCGCAAGACAGACAGCTGCGGCTTTTGCCAAGACGCAGGGAGCTGTCATACACGTCTTTTACCACTCCGCACTCACACTGGCATGTGTAGTAGTGCGGCTTTTCAGCCGGCGCAAGTACCGTCCACTTTCCAAAATGCTTTCCAGTCAATTCTTCCATAACATTTTCCTCAGATCAATCCGTAGTGCTCTGCCAACAAAAAGCGGAGATACACAGGGCACGCACGCTTCTCGCCGCACCAGTCCTGCACAGTGCGAAGCGGGATGCCCACCTGCTTTGCAAAAGCGGTCTGACTGTGTCCGGAGGCCTTGACCATTTCCCGCACGTTCATGCGGGAAACATCCCAGAGATGGGACAAGCGGACGGTCTCGGCGTCCAGATCAAGGTGCCCTTCAAAATCGTCCGAGATGCTGAGGGTGACGTTACCGAGAAAAACTTCTTTCGGCTGCTTGGCAGCCATGCCAAAAAGTTCTGCATTGCTGTACATGGTTGACTTCCTTTCTTTCAGATGGTAATATATTTGCGCACCTCCATGGTGCGTCTTTCACAAAATCCCCTGTCAGATGTTGCGAGCATCCGGCAGGGGATTTTTTTATTTACAGGTCAATCCACTCTTCGTTCTCTTTGAGCGTCTCGACGTACTGGGGGTAGATGTCGCTGATGATGACGTCCTTCTCCATGTCATCCAGATCGCCCTGCATAAGAGCTTCGGACTGCTCTTTAGTCAGCTCCATATCTGCGGTGATTGTCCACTCGGCGTCATCCTTGCTATGCACAAGGGCTCCGTCTGCATCAATGTGAGCGTAGATCGTCCAGACGATTTCGCCGTCCTCGCAATCCATGGTCTTGTATTCGTCAGGCTCCACCTCGGTGCCGTTCTCCATGACCTTTGTGGCGAACTCTTCAGCGTTAAGGATCTTCATATTTTTTTACCTCCATGTTGTTGTGTGCTTGTGTCTTTCACTGTCTTTAGTGTACACGCGTTGCGTGCAATTGTCAAGACTTTTTTGAAAAATTTATACGCGTTGCGTGCAAATACTTGAGCGCTCATACAGCCCTGTGCTGTGTGGGCGCTTTTTTATTTGTCCTTCGTTGCGCGTTCCTTGTCTCTCCCGGCGGTTTAAAAAAGTACACTGGGCGCAAAGGGAGGGGGTGCCATGTGTGGCACAGGTTTAACCCGAACCCGCGTGGGAGCAGCGTCGGGGACTGCGTAGTGCGGGCGGTAGCTGCGGCCACCGGTCGGAGCTGGGAGCAAGCGTATATTTCGCTGGCGCTCACCGGCTACGCCATCGGCGATATGCCAAGCGCCAACCGCACATGGGGCGCGTACCTCCAAAAGCAGGGTTACAAGCGCCGCATGGTGGAAGCAGACTGCACCACCTGTTACACCGTGGCAGATTTTGCCCGGGAGTACCCGCGCGGCGTGTATGTACTGGGCTGCTCCGGCCACGTCCTGACCGTCATCGACGGTGCGTGGTGGGACAGTTGGGACAGTGGCGCGGAATGCCCGATTTACTACTGGTATAAGGAGGAGTAAACGATGCCTTACAATCCGTATGCGTATCAGATGCCGACATACTACGGCCAGCCAATGCCGGACAACCTCGCTCAACTCAGGCAGGGAACAGGCTATCAGTCACCCATGATGCAGCAGCCGACAGCCCAGACAGCACAGGCTGCGCCCTCCATCATCTGGGTGCAGGGAGAAGAGGGCGCAAAAGCCTATATGGTCGCCGCAGGCAACAGCGTGTTGCTGATGGACAGCGAAAACAGCGCTTTTTACATCAAGAGCACCGACGCCAGCGGGATGCCGCTGCCTCTCCGCGTCTTTGACTACAAGGAACGCACCACGGCGACAAAAATGCCCCATCAGACGGCGCAGCAGCCCGGCGGGGAGTTTGTCACCCGAGCAGAGTTTGACGCTCTGGCAGCCCGCTGTGCGGCGCTCGAGAAGCAAGAGCCTGCAAAACCTGAAACGGAGGTCAAATAAGTATGGCAAACTCTCTTTTTAACGCACTGGGCGGCGGTATGCCCGCCATGCCAAACCCTATGGGTCAGTTCGGGCAGATGATGCAGCAGTTCCAGCAGTTCCGTGCAAACTTTCAAGGCGACCCGAAAGCAGAGGTGCAAAAGCTGCTGCAATCCGGCAAAATGTCACAAAACCAGCTGAACCAGCTGCAGGCGATGGCGCAGCAGTTTCAGCAGTTTCTCCATTAAGTCGTAACCGTGGCCACGGTTCAAGCATAAAAATCATTCAAAACACACGAAAGGAGTACAAAAATGTCTCTTTCTTCCGATTCTGCGGTTCTGACCATGCCCGTTCAGCCCGCAAACACCAACGGCAGCAACGGCTTTGGCTTTGGCAATGATGGCGCATGGTGGATCATCATCCTGTTCCTGTTCGCCTTCTGCGGCGGCTGGGGCGGCAACTGGGGCGGCAATGGCAACACCGGTGCCGGTGTCGTTGACGGCTACGTTCTGACCTCCGATTTTGCCAACATCGAGCGCAAGATGGATGGTATCAACAACGGCATGTGTGATGGCTTCTACCAGCAGGCGCAGCTTGTCAACGGCGTGCAGCAGACCGTGAGCAACGGCTTTATGTCCGCAGAGATCAGCCGCGCAAACCAGCAGGCGGCGTTCATGCAGCAGCTGTTTGCCATGCAGATGCAGCAGCAGGAGTGCTGCTGCGAGAACCGCTCTGCCATTCAGGGCGTGAACTACAACATGGCTACTCAGGCCTGCGAGACCCGGAACACGGTGCAGAACACCACCCGGGACATCATCGACAACCAGAACCAGAACGCCCGCGCCATCCTTGACGCCCTGACCGCACAGCGCATCGAGGCAAAGGACGCAAAGATCGCTGAGCAGGGTCAGCAGCTGTTCGCAGCACAGCTTGCGGCATCTCAGGCAGCCCAGAACGAAACGCTCAAGGCCTACATGAGCGGCCAGCTGGCCTACTACAACCCCCGCCCTGTGCCCGCATTCCAGGTACCCGCACCCTACCAGTACGGTAACTGCGGCAACGGTTGCGGCTGCAACGGTTGCGCCTAACCGAATAATGGCAACTGACTGCAAATTGTAGTCTGTTCAGCCCCTGAGCTGATTTTGCAAACCAGAGCGCCGGGGCAGCAGTCCCGGCGTTTTTCTATGAAAGGAGCCGATAAAATGGCTGAATTTAGCAACTCTAACACCGTCATCGTGGCGGCGGGTGAAAACCTTCCCCTGACCGAGACCGCAGTGAAAGCCCCTGCTTGTATCGTGCACCGTGAGGGAAGCGGCCTTGTAACCTTGCGGGGCCTGACCAATCAATGCAAAGCGCGCTTCAAGGTAAGCTTTGGCGGCAATATTGCCATTCCCACCGGCGGCACTGTGGGGCCCATTTCCGTGGCGCTGGCTGTCGGCGGTGAGGCACTCAATAGCGCGACCGCCATTGTCACCCCGGCGGCAGTCGAAAATTACTTCAACGTTTTCGTTGCTGCGTTCATCGAGGTGCCGCGCGGCTGCTGCTTGACCGTGGCGGTTAAAAACACCGGCACACAGGCGGTCAGCATTGCAAACAGCAACTTGATCGTTGAGCGGGTAGCATAAGAAAGGAGATAAAGTCATGCTGGATAAACTGAATCACGTGAAGGATGAGATGCTTGACGAGCTCATGGAGCTGACCGACAAAAAGAACCGGTCCCCTGGCGATGTTGAGATGATCGGCGAGATCGTGGATATCATTCTGGACATCCACCGCATCGAGGATTACTGCGAGGGCGGCGAGTACAGCCGTACAGGCGAGTGGGAAGCCGATATGCGTGGATCCTTCAACCGCGACGCCGGAAACGGGTACAACCGTGGCAACAGCTACGCCAACCGGGGCCGTCACTATGTGCGCGGCCATTACTCCCGCTCTGACGGTCGCGAACGCATGATCGCCGACATCGAGGACATGATGCAGGACGCGACCGGCGCAGAGCGTGACGCACTCAAGCGAGCGGCAGACATCTTGCGCAACGCATAAGAAAGGGGGCGGCAGGCATGGACATTGACGAGATCAACGAGCATATCCGCAAGCTCAAGTGCGAGGAAACCAGTTGGCAGAGCGTCAACAAGCTTGCTGCCCTTTGCACTGTGCGAGATGAGCTAGAAGAAAAGCAGGCACCTGAAACGCAGACCCAGGCATTGCCGCCCACGGATTACCGGGCAGCGTACTCCACGGCAACGGAACCGCAAAGCGACTTTGTGGCGGCTGCCAGTGCCGTTCCTTTCGGTGGTCTGATGCAGGTGCTTGACGAGCACATGAAGGCAATAAAGCTGGTGTACCCGAAAGAGTATGAGCTAGTAATGCGAAAGATAAGCGACTTGTAAAAAGACATAAAATGTGCTATTTTTATATAAGCTTCAGCGTTTGGGCACGAGACGTATAGTCTAACAACAAGCCAACAAATCAATAATTATTTACATTAATACGTCAAATAAACTTGATTTGTAATCAGTGGGTTGCAGGTTCAACTCCTGTCACCAGCTCCAAGAAAAACCGCTCGGGAACATTGATTTCCGGGCGGTTTTTCCATGGGGCGAGTTTGTTGGAGAGATTGGTGCAGAAATTGCGATAAAATCTGTTGCAGATGGTTGACAAACTGCTTTGCGCGTGGTAATATATACAGGCAATCCGCGCGGCGGACACAAAAGAATATGGGCGTGTTCCCGAGTGGCCAATGGGGACAGACTGTAAATCTGCTGCTTTCAGCTTCGGTGGTTCGAATCCACCCGCGCCCACCAAACAAGAAAAATCCGAACCT